ATATTTTTTAGTCTCATAAATAGGATAGTTACTTTGTGGGTCTACATAAGGACTTGTTTGAGCCTCTTCCATTCTAGTATCCATTTTATCAACATATGGGTTGTCATAAGTACCTCCATATGAAGATTCTCCAAGACTTTCTTTAATATCATATGGATTCATAGAAAAAGTTCCCCTTCTTCCATACATATCATCACTTAAATTCTGTGCATCATTTTTAGAAAGAACAGAATAGCCTTTAAATGTAGAGTTTGGTCGTTTTAGGAGACCTCGTGCAGATTTCTCAGCGCCACGAGCCCAGTTATTGTCTCTACTCTTAAATAAGTCATCATACCAGTTACTCGCCATCTATTTTCTCCATATCTATAGGTTCTACTTCATTAATTTTTGGTGTATCTACGCCTGAAATGTGTATTTGTATCTGATTACCATTAGTTTTTACTTTATTTATGTAGTCTGAAGGGAGTATTCTATCCATTACTATCTTCAAACACGCCAATTGGTCATCATCATCATCATTTAAGGCTTTGTTGAGTACTTTGTCAACAACTTTTTTACCCTTTGAATTAAGCATACCAGCAAGAACTTCCTGATGTCTAGCTTTCTTCGATTGCGGCAATATAGCATTACTTTTTGTCTTGTAGTGTTTTGGTAGTTTCCTCTTTTTTAGAGGTAATCCAGCAGCTTGTCTTATTTCATTTATTTCATCTATACTTCTTCTACCCACACCATTCCCCTTTCGGATGATTAATCATATAATTAATAATTAGTGATTAAAACTATTAACTATCTTACTAATAAGGCGTTTTCCCCAAGAAAACGACTAATAATTATATAAAACTTATTAATTTCTTTTGACTATGTTAATATTATATCATATTTTTAATTAAAAGTCAAGACCTTTCTTTAGAATACCCTATTTTCCCTCTAATAAATTTACTGTGGTTCTATTATAATACAGAGTTTTATTAATTAGTATCCCCCCCTATCCTTTTATATAGTATTATACTCTATAATGAGAGAAAAGAATAACTCTATTGTGGTACTACATGTAACTAATTATATCCCAATAGAAGATACTATATCCCAACTAATTATATACAGATAACTTCTTGATTATAATTATTTTTTTCAGAGAATTATATATAACAAAAGTCAAACCAAAAGTGTAGGTTTAATTAATAATAATATAAGGAATAATAATGGATAAAGATAATGTATATGGTGAAGAAAGAGATGAATGGAATGAATGTTTTGATAATGAAAATGAGGAAGAATAAAATGAATAAAACTTGTAAGAAATGTAAATGCAATTATAAAGATTTAAATATAATACAGATGGTATTTAAATCTAGTAGACACTTAATCTGTTCATTTTGTAAAGGATAATTAAATATGTTTATAAGTGTAGAAGTATTATTAATTACAGTATCTTTAAGTATAAGTATATTATTTATATTGTTAAGTGTAATATGTAGTATGTGTAAGTAATATAAACCTGACGACAAGTAAAAAACACACTTGTCTAAAGGCAGTCTATAGGGAATGAATGTGAAAATCAATTCAAAGTTTTACATTTCATTAACAATTTAGTTGTATTTTGTAACATTTCAGAAACATATTAAATGTTATAATATGGACATGAAAAGGAAAAAGGTGACTTTTCAAATGTGGTAAAAAAACAACACCTTATTTTAAATGGAGATATAAAATGCAAAAAGAAATCCAAGCTTTAGTTTCACAGTTTGACCTTGAAAACCTAACAACTTTTCAAATAGAAAATTCTGGTTATTCTCAATCAACACAGGCTAAAGTTATTCATGCTTTTGTTGGTGCTATAGATTTTCAAATCAAATCCCAAACGAATTATATTGGGAATACTTTAACACCAAATCTTGCAAAAGCTTATGAATCGAGCAATTGCACAGATACTCATGAGGATTATTTAAATTCACTTCTTCAGCAAATAAAAAATGCAGAAAGTTGTATTGAATCCATGACTGAATTATCAAAAGATTTGCAAGCCGTTTATCTTGAGAATGTTGGTGAGGTTTACAGACCTTATACTCCAGCTGATAAAAAACAACTGGGGAAAGAGATGGCGACTGAATCAAGACTTGAGGCGAAGGCTTTATTAGAAAAAAGAAATATTAAAGTTTCTAACCCTGCTCTTGAAGAAGTTCTTGCAAAATAATCCACAGGTTAATCCACAGACTTATCCACAGGCTATCTTGCTTGTGGATATCTTTGTGGATAACTTTTTTTTGCTTGTGGATAACTTGTGGATAACTCTTATATTTGCTGACGCACTCGCTCGCTGGCGCTCGCTCGTAAAATCAAAAACATTAAATTCGCCTCGTACCTCGGCGATTATATAAGACAAACAAAAATCAAAAGCATTATATTAGCAACAAGTTGCTATGGTATAAGACAAACAAAACCAAATGCGACTGCTAGATATAGTGGACGGTCATAATATTTACTAGCTTTATTACAACAACATTGAGGAGTATATGCAAAATGATTGACAAGATATTAGCAATAGCATGTGTAATAAGTTTCATTTTTCTTTTCTTAACTATAGAAGGAGTGATACAGATATGAATATGTTATACCCTAGGATTGAATTAGATAAGTTGTTATTTAAACATAATGTTCCAACTGACATTAGTTTTATTGCTCAAGTGCAGACATTGATTAGTACGCATGGTGTAGACTATAACTATATATCTCATCTCTATAATTCTGCAGTTCATACTAATGAATATAAATTATTATAGTAGTAAAACACAGGCTATATTTTGATGGCAGACAAACCCAAACTGCGTCTGACCTATCAAAACCAAGACATAATACAAAAGCGTCTTGGCTCATACGAGTAATATCCTGACTAATAAAAACTTATATATTCACAACGATAACCCATGTTGTGTATAATATAAAGACACCCAGAAACCTAGAGGACGGTCATAAGGAGCAAAAATTTATGGTTCTAAAATTAGAAAAATATAACAAATCATATCTTAATGAGATGTTTTGTAGTTATTATATACAAATATATAATGACTTTCCTATGCCAAATAATTTACCTAAAGATTTATTAATATTAAATATTAAAAGATTAATAAAGATTAAGATTGAAAAAGAAAATAGCAATATTTTTAAACGATATTATAGAGCATAGTCTAAATAAAGGTTGATGACTTTAATAGCTACCTTAATTTTACGGAGTATATGTTATGATTATTAAAAAAGTAACAAATAGTATCTTTGATGTATTTTGGAAAGATGGTTGGGATAATTGTATACGAATCAAAAGCAACGGTAGTAAGGAGTATAGAATTATTAAGGCTTATAAGAAACCACCTAGAGATGTCTTTCAATTTATTAAAGGAGCAATCAAATGAAACCAATTACTCATACAACATTTAAAAATACTTACACTGTTAATGACCCTAATTCATTGGTCAAACTAGGTGAGGTTTTAAATATTACAGATGATTTATATATCATTCGTTCTACTTACAAGCGTAAACATTATGTAGGTGCTAGTGATGAACATCCAAGCGGATATGATTATAAATATATCGATTGTTTCAAACTTATGTCTAAACAATATTCAAAAACTCTAACTGGAGATGGTGAGTATGATAGGTGTTTAATATCATGGAATGATGACCAGATTTGGAACTTTCGTTATACAGAAGTAGATATATACTGTAAATATTTACTAACTCGCAGACATTCTGATAGTCGTGCTATATTTGATGCATTGTATTACAGACTTAATCCATTACAAATGCGTTACAATGATGGTAGATTAAAGTCAGGCTTTAAGAATCATCTTAAACGTAGACTAAATGGTTTTGCTAGAGGTAGTAAAATATCTCAAGATATGCTTTTAGAATTACAAAAAGAAATGCAACAATCTATTATTCAAGATGATATGTTTTATCATAGTTTACTAGACAGTATGCGTTTGTTTCTTGATAATGATGTCAGCTTAGAACAATGTCCATTTACTAAAGAAATAAATATAAGAGATAACATGACTAGATTTAGAATATCAGGTAATAGAATATACTGTAAAAGTACATTAACTGCACAAGATATTATAGAAAAAGGATATGAATATGACCAAGACAATCATACATTCTTATTAGAAAATGAGATAATGATTGAAGGTATTTGTTATGATACTCGTGAAGTCAAAGTTGTTAGATGCACTGAATGTAATGTTAAGTGTGTTGATACAGAAACAGTTGATGGTATATGTGTTGATTGTTGTGGTCGTGATTATCGTGTTCATAACTATACTCACAGAGTAGAGGAAACATTAGGCTTTGATAGACAGAAACCTAAATCAGAACCTTATCTTGGCATTGAAATGGAATTCCAAGTAGACAAGGAAAAAGCTGGTCGATTGTATGTAGGTAATACAATGTTTGGGCATGCTCTTATGAAAGATGATGGTAGTATAACTAATGGCTTTGAGTTAGTGTCTAGACCAGCAGGTTATTGGACACACATACTTAAATACGATTCATTCCTTACTAACTTACCAGAATATATACATCCACATAAATCATGTGGTATGCATGTTCATATTAGTCGAACAGCATTTACATATTTAGGTGCTGGTAAGCTTGTTGAATTTATGAATCGTAAAGACAACAAAGACTTTGTTAAACTAATAGCAGGTCGAGGTACTACATCATATCAAAATCGTGATGATAACTATGATAAGTACACACCTTATCGACAAGCAGTTAAAGATAAATATGTTGGAAGGTATAACTTTGTTAACCTTAACAACAAAAAGACAATTGAATTGCGTATCTTTGCAACACCAGCTAACAAGTTGGAGTTCAACATACGCATGCAATTTGTAAAAGCAATGATTGAGTATTGCAAACCAGCAATACATAGTGTATCATTGGAACAACAAACCTACTTTAAATCTTTCGTAACATGGTTAGACAATACTAAGAAAGACTTTAAAGAATTAAATACTTACATTAAGGAGTCAACAATATGTGCATAGCAATAATGAAATCAGAAAACAAAAAGATTAGTAAGACTACATTACAAAGATGTTACGATGCTAATCCAGATGGTGCAGGCTTTATGTTTGCAGACAACAAAGAACTGACTGTAAAGAAAGGTTACTTTACATTCAAAGAATTCTACAAGGAGTATAAACCACATGAGAACAAACAAGTACTATTACACTTTCGTATTAAAACGCATGGTAAGATTGATAAAAACAATTGCCATCCGTTCCTTGTTAATAGTGGGCTTGGCTTTATTCACAATGGTATTATCTCTGGTTACGGTGATGATAAACAATCAGATACTATAGATTTCAACAAGTCTATATTACAAAAGATTGTAGCTAAACATGGCAACATGGGATTGTTTGATGACCCAATGGTTGAGCTTATTGAAAATGTAATCGGCTATAGTAAATTAGTCTTCCTTGATAGACATGGTAACTATCGTATCATGAATGAAGATAAAGGTCATTGGAACAATGGTATATGGTATAGTAACAACAGTTACAAGAAACCTGAACCAGTTACATACACAGGATATGATTGGACTAAGCAAGGTACGCAACGTACTTCGCTGCCTCCGGCAGCGAAAGACTCCTGCTCCCTCGCCTCTGGTGAATGGGTAATATGTAATGAAGACTATGATTATGGTATAGGTGATGACACAGTAACTATTAAGAAAGGTGAGTGGGTTGAAGTAGAAAATGTAGATAGTAAAAGTAAAACTTGTACACTAATTACTGGTGAGTACATGAACCCTACTATCTTTACTAAAGTACCTACATCTGTAGTAGAATCATGGGAAGATGCTGATACATATAGTTACAACAAGTCGTTTGACTTTTAATTAATAATATAGTATAATATTTATATAGGAGTAAATTATGTTAACATGGTATATAGTAGTAGAAAATGAGTCGGGTGATAAAGTAGAACTACGAGATGTTCCGAAGGATGTCGAGGTAGTTGTTGATGAATATGTACATGACATGGAGGGTAATTAATATGTATGATAAAGAAAGAGATATGAATCCACCTGAACCAAGAGAGCAGTATGAACCTGACGTAGACGCTATTGGTGATGAGATATGGTTACGTAAGAAAGAAGAAGAAGAAAAAGAACAACAAGAGAAAGATGAGGATACTGCTGATGAGTATGAAGAAGAACTAGACTCTAGGTATTGGGAAGAAGTTAAAGAACATGACTGTTGTAGAGGTGATTGTAAATGAGATGTATAGCATGTAATAAAGCTCTTTCTGATTTTGAAAGTACTCGTAAAGATATTACTACAGGCGAATTTGTTGATATGTGCAATGAATGTTTTCGTTATGTCCAGGATTCTGTTATTACTAATGAACGAGAAGACCTAAGACATAACGAAGATATAGATGAATGAGTTTATTTAAAGGACATCTACCTTGTCCTAAATGTGGTAGTAAAGATAATCTAGGAGATTATGATGACCACCAATTTTGTTTTGGTTGCCAGTATTATGTAAGAAAGAATGATACTGCTAGCTTACGAGCAAGAATAAATAAGAATAAAACTGATTCAAATACTTATACTATACCTATTACCAATGACATACCTCAAGAAGCTATGCAATGGCTATTAAAGTATAATATTACAGAGAAAGAAATAAAAAAATACAAAATCTCATGGAGTCCTTTAAAGATTCTTGTATTGATTATATCAAAAAGTTACTGGCAAGGTAGAAACTTTGGCTTTGGTAATCAAAAGTATAAGTCCAATGGTATTAAACCATTGAAGAAGTATGGTTCAGGTAATACATTAGTATTAGTAGAAGACGTTTTATCTGCTATTAAAATAGCAAGAACAGAAGACTACTCTGGTGTTCCTTTACTGGGCAGCAGCCTAAGTAAAGAACATGAGTTGCGTTTAATTAAAAACTATGATACAATATATGTATGGCTTGATAGAGACAAAGCTAAAAATGCAGTAAAGATTAAGAATAGATTAAGAGAATTAGGGATAACAAGTAAAGCGATTATAACACCACTTGACCCTAAAGAGTATAACGAAACGGAGATTAATACATGGTTGAAGAGCTAGTACTTAAATTATTTATAGAAAATAATAAAGACTTTACAAAATTCTATAAGTATGTTAAACTAAATTATATAAAGAATAATTATACTAACTTATATAAATTATTTCTTATAGTTAATAAATACTATACTAAATACAATAAAGATAATATAACTAAAGAAGAACTATTAACAGAATATAATGTTAATTATTATTTAGAAGATTCTGAAAGAGATGAAATAGAATCTTTAATAGACAGAGTTATTAACAAAACAATAGATAATGAAGATTCTTTAATAGAGTTACTTAACGAACATAAAAGAAGAGCGTTAGCTGGCGACATAGCCAAGCTAGCTCTTGATGTAGAAGAAGGTACTGCTAAAACTTCTGAACTAATAGATAAGTTTTCTGACTTTGAACACCAAGATATACAAGAAGATTCAGCAGAAGCAGTTAACATGGAGCTAAATGATTTATATAAATCTCAAACAGGTACACCAGGGTTAAGATGGAGATTAAACTGGCTAAACAAATCATTAGGTTCATTACGCAAAGGTGATTTTGGTTTTATATTTGCAAGACCAGAGACAGGTAAGACCACTTTCCTTGCCTCAGAAATTACCCATATGGTTCAGAACACATCAGGAGATATCATATGGTTTAATAATGAAGAGCAAGGTAAGAAAGTGGCAATCAGATGTTATCAAGCTTTACTTAACTTGACAAGTAAAGAACTCTTTGATAACATAGAAGTTAATAGTGAGAAGTATAAAGAATTAACAGGAGGTAGAATTAAGATATATGATTATGAAGACTCATCTAATACTGGACGTATAGAACAGATACTAAAAGAGTCAAACCCAAGTCTTATTATCTTTGACCAGATGGATAAAATAAAAGGATTCAAATCAGATAGACATGACTTACAACTTAAACAACTATATCAATGGGCTAGAGAACTTGCTAAAGGATATGCTCCAGTCATTGCAGTTAGCCAAGCAGGAGGAACTGCTGAAGGTAAGCTATGGTTAACAATGGATGACGTTGATAGTAGTAAGACAGCGAAACAAGGTGAAGCTGACTGGATACTAGGCATAGGTAAAGAACAAGATAATACAAGTCATATGAGATTCTTAAACATAAGTAAGAATAAATTATTAGGTGATAGCGATAGCTTGCCAGACCTAAGACATGGTAATGCTAGCGTAATAATTAAACCAGAAACAGCGAGGTATATAGACCAATGAACTATCTAACACTAGATGTAGAAACAACTATAAGTAACAAAGGTAATCCATTTGACCAATCAAACAAGCTAATGCTTGTAGGATTAAGTAATGGAAAAACATATGATATAGAATACTCCGTTGACCCCTACAAGGAATTGCTGGATGACATCCAAATCGCTGTGGATAAGGCAGATGTGCTTGTAGGGTTTAACATTAAATTTGATTTGCATTGGTTACAAAGATATGGTATAATATTTAAAGACAAAAGAATATGGGATTGTCAACTAGTAGAATTTATACTGCGTAACCAAGCTAACCCTTACCCATCTCTTAATGGTGTAGCAGAATACTATGAGTTAGGAAGTAAGTTAGATGAAGTTAAAGAAAACTACTGGAAGAATGGTATTGACACAGACCAAATACCATTACCGATACTAAGAGATTATTTACAACAAGATGTAAAACTAACAGAACAAGTTATGTATAGGCAACAAGCAGTATTAAAAGAAAGACCAGAGTTACAAAGACTTATATCATTACATAACCAAGACCTAATGGTACTACAAGAAATGGAATACAATGGTCTTAACTTTGAGTATGAAAAGTCTAACACACTAGGAGATGAACTTGAAGAACAAATTGGAAAGCTGGATAGACGACTTCATGAGTATATTAATTATGATGATTTTAATCCCAACAGCGTTGACCATCTTAGTGCTTTACTTTATGGTGGTAATATTAAAGCAAAGCGTCAAGTACCTATTGGACATTATAAAACAGGCGATAGAAAAGGTGAAGTTAAATATAAATGGGAAGAATTTTTAATACCTTTTAATAGAATGTTTAATCCAATCCCAGGAACAGAGTTAGCTAAAGAAGGATTGTATTCAACAGATGACAAGACATTGAGAAGTCTCAAAGGAAATAAGAACGCAATGGAACTACTAAACATCTTATTAACTAGAGCAACATTAGAAAAGAGAAGGTCTACATATTACATTGGATTAACCAAACTCATTGATACAATGAAATGGAAACACAATATAATACATGGACAACTCAATCAATGTGTAGCAAAAACAGGTAGGTTAAGTAGTAGTAAACCTAACTTACAGAACTTTGATGGAGAGATTAAAACACTCTTTACAACTAGATACGGAGAAATAACATGAGTGTAGATAGACAGCAACATGAACAACAACAAATGGAAGAAGCACACCATCATCATACAGCACATGAGTTTAGTGATATGATACTATCTCTTGGACCTAATGCAGTATTAGGATTACTTAGTGATGAAGCTAGGTCTGAGTTAAGAAAAAGTATTATCTTACAATATAATCACAGACTAGTGGAAACAACAGGACTATAATATGATAACTAGAGAAGAACTTCTTAAATGGTTAGAAACATGCCCATCACATAAATGGGAAATAATAACAGGTGAATCTGATAATACAAGAATACTATTTCATCATGAGGAAGACTAATGTTATTAAACGCAGATGCTAAACAATTAGAATGGGTAGGTGCTGCTTATCTATCTCAAGATAGCACTGCTATTAAAGAGATATTAGATGAAGTAGACCAACATACAGACAATCAAACAAGGTTTGGACTACCATCTAGGTTAATAGCTAAGACGTTTGTCTTCAGATTAATCTATGGTGGTAGTGCATACTCATATAGTATGGACCACAACTTTAAAGATATAGGTAACGAATCTTTCTGGCAAGATGTGATAGATGAGTTCTATAAAAAATATGATGGTTTAAAGAAATGGCACGAAGAAATACTTTTCCGTGCTAAAAGAGACCAGTATCTTATAATGCCAACAGGCAGAAGATACGACTACCCACCTGAGTTAAGTAGCTTAGGTAAAGTTAAGTATCCACGAACAAGAATACTTAACTATCCTGTTCAAGGATTGGGAGCAGATTTGATGTCAATTGCTAGAGTATCATTACGCAATAGACTCAAAAATAAAACAGGTATACAGTTAATTAATACTGTACACGATTCTATTATGCTTGACTTTGATACTAAAGTATGGGATAATAATAGTATAGTATCATTAGTTGATACTTGTTTTAATGACGTACCTGATAATTTTGAAAAGTTATTTGGTAAGAAGTTTAACCTACCCATGCGAGTCGAGTGTCAAATTGGTGAAACATGGGGTAATATGGAGACAGTAAATGCAAATTAATGTTATAGATGTAGGGGGTGTTAATACACACTCGGCAAAGAACGGTAGACAATACCAATCTTTAGAAGTAACTTATAAGAATGAACAAGGACAAGCTCAATCTAAAAAGCTAATGTCATTCGCTGCGCCTAACGTATTTAAAGAAGCACAAGAGTGGCAAAAAGGTGATAGTGTTAATGTCGCTACCAAGAAAGATGATAATGGTTATTGGCAATGGACAAAGATTCTTGCAGAAGGAGAAGTAGATACACAAGAAACTTCTGGTAGTGGTGTTAAACCACAAGCAACCAGAGTATCTGGAAGTAACTATCCTACTCAAGATGAAAGAGCTCAAACACAAGCATACATTATTAAACAATCATCATTAAGTAATGCAGTATCTACTTTAGCTATTAGTGGTAAGCCAGTTACAGCTAATGATGTAATTAGTTTGTCTAAGATGTATGAAGGATACGTTCTTGGAGTTAATCAAGCAGAAACCATAGACGACATGGCTTCTGATATACCTTTTTAAAGGATTAGTATGTTAGCATTAATTGACCATGATTTAGTTGTATTTAGAAGTGCTGCCTCAGCAGAGAAAGATGGCTTTGGTATTGCAAAATATAGAGCAGAGCAGTTGTTAGATACTCTAATGGAGAAAACAAAAGCTACAGAATACCGTGCTTTTATTTCTTCAAAGAGTAACTTCCGTAAAGACATATTACCTAGCTACAAAGCTAACAGAACTGCTCCTAAACCTAAGCATCTTAAAGCATTACAAGACTATGCATTAGAACATATGAATGCAGAATTAGCACGTGATGGGTTGGAAGCTGATGACGAACTTGCTATTAACCAAACAGACGACACTATAATAGTATCTCTGGATAAAGATTTATTGCAAGTTGCAGGTAAGCACTTCTCATGGGAAATTAGTGGTAAGAATTGGACAAGACCTGATACGTTTGTAACACAAACAGAACTTGAAGGTCTTCGTCTATTCTTTGAACAATGTATCAAAGGAGATACAGCAGATAACATCAAAGGCATAAAAGGATTAGGAGATAAAAAAGCTAAGAATCTATTAGGAAGTTGTGAGAACCCTGAAGAAATGTTTATAATTGTCCAGGATTTATATGCAGACAATGAAAGATTAATTCAGAATGGTTCTTGTCTATGGATGAAAAGATTTTTAGAAGACAATTGGAGAGATAGGTTTGAACAATTTCAAAAGCAAACTGGAGGAGAAAGCATGGAAAGAACTGAAGAAGAATTTTCCGTCAGTTAAGTATGAACCAGATGCTATACCATATAAGCAACCAGAAAAGGAGCGTAAGTACACGCCAGACTTTAAGCTTGCACGTGGTGTATATATCGAAGCTAAAGGTAAATTAGATTTAGCTACTAGACAGAAAATGGTTTGGTTTAAAGATATGCATCCAGGCATTACAATAATCTTTTTATTTATGAATCCTGATAATAAGATAACAAAGAGAAGTAAAACAACTTACTGGCAGTGGGCTGAGAAAGAAGGGTTCATGTGGCTAGACTTTAGGAGAAACTGGATAGATGGTTATAAAAAACTTAGTAGAGAACGATGATGGTAGTGTAGACTTTGACTTTAAAGTTGATAAGAATGAAAATGAATTCTTAGTAAACTTTGCTATCAAAGCATTAATTAGAGAAGGTGTAATTAAAACATCTACAGAAGAAATGCAAGAGGGTATGGATGTTAAAATAGATAAGGAGACATTAAATTGAAACATTTAGTAATCCCCGATACCCAAGTAAAGCCAGGCATTAGTCTGGCTTACTTAACTTGGATAGGGAAATATATAGTAGAAAAACAACCAGAAGTTATTATACAAATAGGAGACTTTGCAGACATGCCTAGTCTTTCTTCTTATGATACAGGTAAAAAATCTTTTGAAGGTAGAACATACAAAGCAGATATACGAGCTGCCAATAAAGGAATGGAGGCATTACTAGCTCCTATGAAAGCCCTTAATAAAAGATTAGCTAAACAAAAGAAAAAACAATACAAACCTAAAATGATATTAACATTAGGTAATCATGAAGATAGAATTTCAAGAGCTGTAGAGTATGATAGAAAATTAGATGGTCTAGTAGACTTAGGAGATTTAAATTATGAAAAATCTGGATGGAAAGTATATCCCTTTTTGGATGTCATTAGTATTAATGGTATTGCTTACTCTCACTATTTTGCTAGTGGAGTTATGGGAAGACCAGTTACTTCAGCAAATGCCTTGCTTACCAAAAAACATATGTCATGTTTTGCAGGACATCAACAAGGCAGACAGATTGCTTACGGAAGGAGAGCAGATGGTACAGAAATGACAGCAATTATTGCAGGTAGTGCTTACATGCATGATGAAGAATACTTATCACACCAAACCAATCAACATTGGAGAGGTATCTATATGTTACATGATGTTAAAGATGGTAGCTTTGATGAAATGGCGGTTTCAATGAAATATTTAAAGGAGAGATTTGCTTGACTTTCAAGTAAATTTATGGTATAATTATGGTACAAGCTAAAGAAAAACAAGTAGGTGGTACTCACTACTCTAAGTATTCAATACAACCTATTGAATTCATTACAAAAAACAATATACCTTTTATAGAAGGTAATGTAATTAAGTATTTACTTAGGTGGAGAGATAAAGGTGGTATACAAGATATAGATAAATGTATTCACTATTTAGAATTATTAAAGGACTTAGAGAAATGAGAAACTTATTTACAACAACCATAGGTCACTTAATTATAGTAGTTATTCTTATTGGTTTGTATGCATTACTAGGAAGTTTGTTTACAAAAGCTGAAGCAGGTGACAAAGTAGGTGTTGGTAACTTTGTTATGGCAGTCAGTTATACAGAATCATACAATGATTTACAATACGTTGCTAACTTTGTTAATTGTGATATGGCACAGACCTATTACAATGAAAACTGTGCTACACAAGGTGCAATGATTATGATGTGTCAATTAGAGAAGTACCTCTATATGCCTATTGGTCACAATAGTGATTCATCATTTGACTTTGAACCTACTGACAAACAATCATGTGGTTTTGTTGGCGTACAGAAACCTAAATTTACAAAGAATTAACGAAAGGTCGGTCATATTATGCTAGTTTTTGAAGAAGTGTTAGAAGAACTTAAACGAGTAGATGAAATAACTCTACTAGAAATGTTAGATGTTACATCAGAAGAGATTGTCAATCATTTTAGAGACAAAATAGAAGATAACATTGATAAATTTCAACAATATGTAATAGATAATAAAGAGGATATAATTAATTATGAGTAAAGAAGGACTGCCATCGGTATACCAAGACGTTATAGGATTATCCAGATATGCTAGGTTTTTACCAGATGAAAACAGAAGAGAAACATGGACAGAAACAGTAGATAGATTAATAAAATATATAACACCTAAAGCTCCCGAAATAGATTTAGTAGAAATGAAAAAGGCTATCCTTAATTTAGAGATTATGCCATCTATGAGATTATTAATGTCTGCAGGTGACGCTTGTGAACGTGATAATATTGCAGCGTTTAACTGTAGTTATTTAGCAGTTAACAATAAGCGTTCTTTTAGTGAAGCTCTGTATATTTTAATGAATGGAACAGGAGTTGGTTTTAGTTGTGAACGTCAAGAAATAGCTAAACTTCCTGCAATACCAGAAACATTAGAAAATGTAGATGACGTTATTGTAGTAGAAGACAGTAAACTGGGCTGGGCTAAAGCTTTTAAGAAATTATTATCTAGTCTATGGGAAGGTGATATACCTACATTTGACTATACTAGAGTTAGACCAGCAGGTGCTAGACTCAAAACATTTGGTGGTAGGGCTAGTGGTCCAGAACCTTTAAAAAGATTATTTGATTTTACTACAGTTATCTTTAAAGAAGCTAAAGGTCGTAAATTAAACTCTATAGAAGTACATGATATTATGTGTATGGTAGGAGAAATAGTTGTAGTAGGTGGTGTAAGACGTTCTGCCCTTATCTCACTATCTAATCTAACAGATAAACGCATGAGAGAAGCTAAAACAGGAGCTTGGTATAATGAAAACCCTCATAGAGGACTAGCTAACAATAGTGTTGCTTATACTGAACATCCCGATAGTGAAACTTTTATGGAAGAATGGTTATCCCTAGTTAAGTCTAAATCAGGTGAACGAGGAATCTTTAATAGAATAGCTGCTCAAAAACAAGCAAACAAGTGGGGAAGAAGAGATGAAACTCTTAGCTATGGAACAAACCCATGTTCAGAAATTATTCTTCGTGATAAACAATTCTGTAATCTTACAGAAGTAGTTGTTAGAGAGCATGATACTGAGGCTACTCTTACTAATAAAGTTAAACTTGCAACAATACTCGGTACAATTCAATCTACATTAACAAACTTTAAGTTTTTATCTTCTGAATGGGAACATAATACAGAAGAAGAAAGATTGTTAGGTGTATCTTTAACAGGAATTATGGATGCTAAAATAACATCTAATCCTGACCCTAAATTACTAGAGAGGTTAAGAGATGAAGCAAGAAAAACAAATACAGAATATGCAAGAATACTTGGAATTTCGCCATCAGCAAGTATTACGTGTGTTAAGCCTTCTGGGACTGTTTCTCAGCTCGTTGACAGTGCTAGCGGCATACATGCTCGTCATAACGACTATTACATAAGAACAATCCGTATGGATAAAAAAGACCCTATCTATACATTCTTAAAAGATAAAGGTGTTCAAGTAGAAGATGAGCAATTTAGACCTGAATCTACAGCAGTTTTTAGTTTTCCTATGAAAGCTCCTAAAGGAGCAATATTACGAAATGATAAAACAGCTTTAGAACAGTTAGAGCTTTGGTTAATATATCAAAGACATTGGTGTGAGCATAAACCTTCAGTTACTATTTCAGTTAAAGATTGTGAATGGGTAGAAGTAGGTGCTTGGACTTGGAAACATTTTAGTGAAATATCTGGTGTATCTTTCTTACCACATACAGACCATACTTACGTACAAGCTCCTTATCAAGATTGTACTAAAAAAGAATATGAAGCCTTATTAAAGAAAACTCCTAAATCTATAGATTGGTCTGAGTTTATTGAGAAAGATGATAATACAGAAGGTTCACAGACATTAGCCTGTACAGGTGGGAGTTGTGAAATATGACAATAACATTTTCTCCTATTATGGGGATGCAAGTTGGATTTGAATTAACAGAAAGTATAGTAAATGATGAACGTATTGGTTATTGTTTAATAGATATTTTTATACTTAGAATTCAATTAGCTTGGTTTCAAAAATGAAATCAAGAGAAGCTGGAAAAGGAAGTAGCAGACGACCTACAAACTTTGATTCTTACTCTGCTGGTTATGATAGAATCTTTAATAAAGGAGAAATAGAGATGGAATATAATAAAATGCCTCAAAAGAAAGAAACAAAAAAGAAAAAAAAGCAAAAACCTTATTAAAGGTCTTTTAAGAGCTATGGTAAGGTTTTAATACTTTTTAATACCTTACCCTACCTTAGCTTTAGATATACTTACTAGTCAGCAAAGTAAGGCTCGGTTTTCCAATATTCTTCTAAATATGGTCCTAAATCTTTACCTTCCTCTATAGCTTCATTTAAATTCTTTACAGTAAGTCTAGCTTTTCTTTCAGCAGCTTTTCTAGTTT